ACTTTGCCATTATTAAAGGTGGTATATTTTGTGGTGTTGGTAAATTAGATAAATCCTATAAGTTTAGGATGGTTAGTCTAGGTGCATTTCCCGCACTTATTCCTGCTGATTCTGAACATTCTCAGGAAATTAATGGCGAGATATGGAATATAGATAAAACTGCGTTCGAAAATGTAGAACACTTGGAAGGGTATCCATCATTTTACGATAGAGATAAAGTTATTGTTAAAGATTCTCAAGGAAATGAACATGAATGTTTTGTTTATTTTATTCCTGATGAACTTGGTTCGAGGGAATTAAAAAGTGTAGAGACGGGAACTTGGCTTGGTCGTGAAGATTCAATGTATGGTATAACATACAAATATAGTGCCTAACTATAAAACACAGCTTTCATATCTTAACTCTGAACTAGAAGTTGGTCAGACAACTAGAGATGCACAGTGTCCTTTTTGTTTAAAACAGAATGGTGATTTTGCTGTAACAAGAGTTGACGATGGATTATTATATAAATGCTTTAGGGTTGCATGTGACTCAAGGGGATTTGTTCCTATTAATATGGGGATATGGTGTCTTACTGGTAAACACTCCGCCAAAAAAGACACACTAAATAAGGAATATCCCTTTGAGTCTTTTATTACTAAATTAAATGAATCACAAGTTAATTACTTACAAAGTAAGTTTAATCTTACAATAGAAGAATTAATATTAAATAAAATAAAATGGTGTAAAAAAACAGAGAGAATTATATATCCTATATTATCTAAAGATGGAGACGTTAAAGGATATGTTTCTCGTTACTATAAGGAGTTATCTGATAAAAAATATGATGGGGTTAAATCTAGAACTTATTGGATTAATAGAGATACTAACTATTACAATGTAAGCTTTCCTTATTGTGAGATTAATTTTGATAATTTAATTGTTTTAGTTGAGGACATAATTAGTTCTATACGAATAGCTAGGCATGTTCCTAGTATGGCATTATTATCTAATTCTATACCAACTAATGCTATGAAATTTTTATCAGGAAAAGATGTGGTAATAGTGTTAGATAATGATGCTACTACCCATGCGTTAGATATAAAACAAAAATATTCTTTATTTTTTAAATCTTGTCAAGTTATACCTGTTGATAATGATCCAAAAAATATGAATAATGAAAATATAATAAATAATATAATTACAAGAATATCAACTAATTTGAACTAATTTAGATGCTTATAGTCTAAATTATAAATAATAAATAAGCTATTGATTAATAAGAACTTTAAGTAGTCTAAACTACTTATAATATATTATAATATAATTATATATTATAATATCATAATAATAATAATATAATAATAATATAATAATAATATGGAATCTAAAATACTTTCTTCAATTATTCAAGACAGAGAATCGTTTAACAAGTTATCGAAACTAAACATTAAAGATTCTTTCTCTGAACCCGCAAAATTCATATACGACATTGTATGTGATTTCTATGACAAAGATACGTCTATATCTTTTGTAGATTTAGAATTAGTGGAAAAACGAATCGCAAGAGAGCTTCCCAAACAAATAGATCTGTATCGAAATATTCTAAAAACTCTTAATCAAACTACATCTTCACCAAATTTATTGGAAGAAGTTATTGCCTTGAAAAAGGATGCCATTGCTCGAGAACTATCATCAATATTATTGGCGCAAAATAAAAATGGCGCACTAGAATTGATGGAGGAATACAAGTACGTAGAGGAATATGTAAAATCTCAAGAGGACGATGATGAAAGCCTATTAATTAGCACAAAAGTTTCTGATGTAGTAGAAACATTAAAAAATAAAAATAGAATCAATCTCTGGCCTAAGGCTTTACAGCAAGCTACGGGGGGAGCAATGCGAGGACATAATGTCCTTGTGTTTGGTAGACCTGAAGTAGGTAAATCATTGTTTATTATTAATATGGTCGGTGGTCTGTTACATGACGGCTACAAAGTATTATTTATTGAAAACGAAGACCCAGCAAAAGCAACAATGTCTAGACTCATCTGCAGATTGGCAGAAAAACCTATAGTAGACGTTATTGATAATCCTGATGAGGTCGAAAACGTAGTTAAACAAAGAGGCTACGATAATTTAATACTTAAATCATTATCTCCAGGAACTTTCAGAGATATACAGAGTCTAATCGACCAACACGGGGTGGATGTTGTTGTAATCAACCAACTCCGTAACATTTGGGTAGGTAAAGAAGGTAGGGTAGAACAGATGGAGATAGCCGCTACATCTGCAAGAAATCTAGCTAAGAAAAATAATATCTTGGTTATCGGAGTCACTCAAGCAGGTGATTCGGGAACGAATAAACTGCGATTAGAGATGGGTGATATAGATTTCTCAAATACTGGAATGCCTGCCCAGATGGACTTAATTGTTGGTGTTGGTTCTAATGAGGAATACGACAGCAAATCGTGGAGAATGATTTCTCTGCCTAAAAATAAACTTAGTGGAGAGCATGTATTTTTTCCAGTTATGGTAGATACAAAAACAAGTAAAGTAACGAGCATATAATGGATTTTAATATACCTGAATTTGTAACTAATCCAAATCCTGATATATTTAAATCAGATAATTATTTAGTATTTGATTTTGAAACAACTAACTTAGATAAAGGAGACCCATTAAATGAAAATAACAGTATCATACTCATTGCATGGCAAAGAAACGGTGACGAACGAGGAGTTTTCGTTCGACATCCCGAGCCAATACATATCGAAGACTTTCTTAACGAAGTGGAAAGAGCTGATTTCATTATTGCGCACAACGCAAAATTCGAACTTGGATGGCTTAAGCGCCTCGGAGTCAGACTTGAGAAAACACTTCCCTTTTGTACACAATTGGCAGAATATGTACTCCGCTCCAACAGAAGAGGAAAGTTATCACTGGAAGAATGCCTCAGACGAAGAAGACTAGGAGGAAAAGAATCAATAATTAGTGCTATGATGGGCGCTGGAATATGCCCTTCAGAAATGCCTGAAAATTGGCTCATAAAGTACGCTAAAATGGACGTAGAGCAAACTCACAAATTATTTGAGCACCAGCGTAGGGAATTATTTAAAAACAGCTTACAGCGTGTTTTTTATACAAAGTGTATTCAAATACCAGTTATTGCAGATATAGAATTTAATGGCATGTGTTTAGATACATCAAAAGTTAAAGAAGTATATAAACAGTCAGTGTCAGATTTACGTTCTGTAGAGAGAGAATTAGATGAATTTACTGGTGGTCTTAATCCAAGAAGTAACAAGCAAATGGCTGAGTTTATTTATGATGAACTTAAATTTGCTATGCCTAAAGACCATAGTGGTAATATTATAACAACCCCAAAAGGGGAAAGAAGCGCTTCGTCGGTAGTAATATCTTTACTGAAGCCAAAAAGTAGTAAACAAAAAAGGTTCATACAATTAAAACAAAAACAGGTAAAATTAAATGCGCAAGTTACAAAATCTCTTGAAAAATTTAACGAGTGTTGTGAAAAAGGGGGAGGAATCCTCCACGCAGCTATCAACCAAGCAGTTACTGCTACTGGCAGGTACAGTAGTACTGGAAAAACATACAAGTGCCAGTTCCAAAATGTGGATCGAGGATTTAAACGATTATTTAGAGCAAGGGAACCAAGCTGGTTGGTGGGTGAAGCTGATGAAGCACAACTGGAATTCAGAGTCGCTGTCTGGTATGGACAGGATGATCAGGGACTTCGAGACATACAGAGAAATTTTGACGTTCATTCATTCACAGCTGATATTATATATCCAAGAGAACGGGATAGAGCAATCGCCAGACAAAATGCAAAAGCACATACATTTAAGCCACTCTATGGTGGAACAAGCGGAACACCATCTGAGAGACGTTATTACAGAACGTTTACTGAGAAATACGGGGGAATCTCTGGAGAGCAAGATAAGTGGGTAGATAAGGCGGTAGTAACAAAAGAATTAACACTTCCTACGGGGATGAAGTTTTACTTTCCCTCGTTGAAGGTTACACATACTGGTTATGTTGAGGGTAATACATCAGTTAGAAATTACCCAGTACAATACTTGGCTACAGCTGAGATCGTACCAACAGCACTGGTATATGCTTGGCATTGCTTTAAGTCAGCAAATGCTGAGTCATTTATCACAAATACTATACATGATTCAATTATTTGTGAAGTACATCCAGATGAACGGAACTTTTTCATCGATGTGATGTCAGAGTCTTTACAGGATTTTCCTGTGAAGTATATGAAGAAATTATATGGAATTGATTTTAACATACCATTAAAAGCTGAAATAAAAACAGGAACTCATTGGGGGTCTTAATATGAATACAGCAGAAGGGGTCGTAGAGACCATAAGAGCAGGCAGAGGAGTATCGGTATCAATAAGTGGTGCTTGGTATGGTGCTGGCTTTGATGCAACTAAATTACCTTTTAAGGAAGGTAATACCATTAAATTTGTATATACTGAAAAAGGAATCTATAAGAATATGGATTTGAAATCAGTGGAAGTAATGGATGCATCAGAGACAAGTAACTTACAACCAGCAGCTTCGCCTAAAGCAAAAGTTACAGCTGGAGCAACTGTTACCAGAGACTCATACTGGTCTAACAAAGAAGAAGAGGACAAGTTACGTTCTAAAGAAATTAGATACGAAGCATGTCTAAACAGAGCAATTGCTATGGTTGATTTATTAATTACTTCTGGAGCATTGGCACTAGGTGCTAACGCCAAGAAGAAAGTTGAAATAGTTGAAAACACAGTAGAAGCATACACTCGTAAATTTTATGAGGAAGCTACTGATGCTAGAGATGGAGCATTTGATGCTCCTTCTCCAGATGGTTCTGGCGAGGGTTCTGAAGAGGATACAAGCTATGAGTAAAAATAATCTAGACGAAACCCTTGATTATGAATTGGTAGTTAAACCTCCCATCAACGCATCACCTAATGGTAATGGTAATGGAGTTTACGCTATTGTAAATAAACAAACAAACGTAACAGAGGCAGAAGTGCCATTTCTAGTTCAAGGATATGAGGGTCTGTATGAGATGCAGGCTAGCTTAGATAATTGGAGAGATAAGTTTGACCAAAAAAAGAAAGAAAAAGAAAAAGATTCAGAGATTTTGGTAAACTAAAATGAAAGCATTAGTAGACGGAGACATCATACTTTACAGATGTGGCTTTGCCGCACAAAGTAGGATATACAATTTATCAATACCTCTCTTTCAAGGAGAGATACCTAAGTTTAAGTACAAAAAGGATATGATGGATTGGCTTAATGAACATGGCAGAGAAAAATCTGAGTATGATGTCACTGTAGATACAGTTATCGAACCTGTTGAGAACGCTTTAAATAACGTTAAGACTGTCTTGACTGAAATAAAAAGCTATTTATCAAAAAGGTTTGGGGAGATTGAGTTAGAAATATTCTTGAGTGGAAGTACAAACTTTAGAGATAATCTGGCTACAATAAAAATTTATAAGGGTAATAGAGATCCATTACACAAACCACATTGGTATGATGAGATTAAAGAATACCTAAAATCTGTTTGGGATGCTCAGGAAGTAGAGAACTTAGAAGCAGATGATATATTAGCAGATCTTCAAGAATCTGTTCCTTCATCAGAAGATTCTTGTATTATTTCTACTGACAAAGATTTAGATCAGATAGCAGGATGGCACTATAACTGGGTAAAAGACCAATTATATGAAGTATCTGTAGAGCAAGCAATTCATAATAAGTATGTTCAAATACTTACTGGAGATTCTACTGATAACATAGAGGGTATTCCTGGGGTTGGGCCAGTGGGGGCTGAGAAATGTCTTGAGTGGTGTGAGACCGTAGATGATTATGAGCAGTCAGTTTCTCAAGAATACGAACATTTTTTTACTCAGACTAAAAAAGGTGTAGAAAAATGCAACGAGTATTGTATGACTTGGGATGAAATTCTAGAAGAAACAAGAGCATTAATAACTTTAGGAAGCATAGACAATGGAAAATAATAACAAAGAAATGGTTAGTCATATTGTTGTATCTACGATATTTGCATCATTAATAATATTAGCGGTATACCTCTATGCGCAAGCGTAAAAAAACAATGAGTAGTTTAGACTACTTAGAACACGACCCACAAGATACTTTAGACAAAGCTGGGATAGAGAGGCTTTGGAGAGGGGTTAGTAAAACTAACGTAAAGGACATAGAAGAATTAAGATCAGCAGATCAATTAAAGAAAGTCCTTTCAAAAAAGGATATTAAAAAATGGCTATCAAATACAGGTCAAAATTTGAAGAAGAAATTGCTGAAAAGTTAAAAGGAACAAGAGCTAGATACGAAAAATTAATAATTCCATTTATTAAAATTCACACATATAAACCTGATTGGGTCTTACCCAATGGAATTATAATTGAAGGCAAGGGAAGATTTACGTCCTCCGACAGAGCAAAACATTTACTTATCAAGGAGCAACTACCTGACTTGGACATAAGGTTTGTGTTTAAATATGATAACAAATTGCATAAAACATCAAAAACTAGATATTCAGAATGGTGTAAAAAACACGGTTTTAAATATAGTTTTACTGAGGTTCCGAAGGAATGGATAAAAGAGAAGAAGAAATCTATTACTGTTTCAGATGTGGAAGTAAGTCTGAAAAAGGATTAGATAACGAGATGGAAGACTGCCATGAATGCGGGGAACACGCAGTTATATCCGTGCTCATGGCTTTTGACATAATCAATAGTCTCTACTTACGTGGAGGACTTAATTTAAACTATGAGGAAAATGAATATGAGGAAATATGCTACGACCCTGGTGATTCCTGATGCTCACGATGGTCCTGAACATAACAAGGATAGATTCGAAGCTCTTGGAAACTTCATTGTCGAAAATAAGCCTGACAATATAGTTCAGATAGGAGACTTCATGAACTTGGATTCTATAAACTTTTTTGATAATAATAAGCCTTTAATGAAGGAAGGCAAAAGATTAAAAGATGATATAGATTCAGGCATAGAAGCCTATGAAAAGATAATGAAACCCATACGTAACTTGTGGAAAAAGCAAGCTAGATGGAAAACTAAGAAATATAATCCTAATAGATATTGGTTATTAGGAAACCATGAGCTTAGGACTTGGAGATATACCCTAGATAAACCTGAGCTTAGTGGGTTTATACCTGAGACAGATTTTGTTGGAGCTGGTAAAGATAAGTGGGATATAATAGAATATAGACAATACGTGTACATTGATGGCACAGCGTTCACACACGCACCTATGAATAGAAGAGTTAATCAACCCTTAAGTGGGGAGTACGTTACTAAGAGAGCTACTGAGACACACAATACTTCAATAGTATTCGGACACACACATAGATTTGGTGTGCATACTATGAAGAGAACTTCTGATGACACCACAGTATCTCCTCTTATACAGTCGTGTAATGTAGGGTGGTACGCAGATTATATGCCTGAATATATGGAGGGAAACGAAGCTACTTGTGATTGGTGGTCAGGATTAGTTACATTAACGCATACAGGGCAGGGAACTATTGACATAACTCAGCACTCTATAGATAGAGTTAAAGAGGATTACTTATAATGACTGTCGATAATACTTTTATACACAAAAGAAGAGCGCAAATATTTGCAGAGTTATATCACGAATTTGGTCCCGTAGAGGCAGGTCAGTGGATTATAGACAATGTGCCAAAAAATGAACGAGACGAAATATCTAAATACTTAGAAAAGGAACTGAGAAAATATGAACCAATTGCCGACTGAATACCAACAATTTATACATTTAAGTAGGTATGCAAGACATCTACCTGATAAACAACGTAGAGAGACTTGGGAAGAAACTGTAAATAGATATATTAATTTTTTTACTGAGAGATTCAATGATGAATTTGATTTTTCTGAAGTAAAAGAAAATATATTAAATCTAAAAGTTATGCCATCTATGAGGTGTTTGATGACTGCTGGTAAAGCATTAGACAGAGATAACGTAGCGGGATTTAATTGTAGTTATCTTCCAATAGACAACCAAAGATCATTCGATGAGATAATGTATATCTTAATGTGTGGTACTGGAGTTGGTTTTAGTGTAGAAAGACAGTTTATCAATCAATTACCACAAGTATCTGAAGAATTTCATGATACCAATACTGTAGTACACGTAATGGATTCCAAAATGGGATGGGCTAGCGCTTACAGAGAGCTCATATCCCTGCTTTATTCAGGCAGGATACCATCGTGGGACGTTTCAAAAGTTCGTGCCGCTGGGGCAAGATTAAAGACCTTTGGTGGACGTTCCTCTGGGCCAGAACCACTGGAAGAATTATTTAAGTTTACTGTAAATACTTTTATAAATGCCAAAGGGAGGAAACTAACCAGTATTGAATGTCATGATCTTTGTTGTAAGGTGGGTGATATAGTCGTAGTGGGGGGTGTAAGGAGATCAGCGCTGATTTCTTTATCTAATCTCAGTGATGACAGGATGCGAATAGCTAAGTCTGGAAATTGGTGGGAGCTCAACGGACAGAGGGCGTTAGCTAATAATTCAGCATGTTACACTGAGACCCCTGATATGGCTCAATTTATGTCCGAGTGGCAAGCATTATATCTAAGTCACTCAGGAGAGCGTGGTATATTTAATAGAACTGCTGCTAAGAAGTTTTCCCCTGAGAGAAGGGATACTGATTGGGAATTTGGTACTAACCCATGTTCTGAGATTGTACTAAGACCTAATCAATTTTGTAATCTATCTGAGGTAATAGTAAGACCTAAGGATACACTTAAAGACCTGAAGAAGAAAGTAGAGATAGCTACTATAATTGGTACTATGCAAGCTACACTAACTGATTTTAGATACTTAAGATCTTCTTGGAAAAAGAATACTGAAGAAGAAGCATTACTTGGAGTATCTTTGACTGGTATAATGGATCACCCAACGCTTAGTACTACTAAAGACACAACTAAAAAATGGCTACGGGAGATGAGAAATGTGGCAATCAATACAAACGAGACTTGGGCACATAAGCTGGGTATTAATCCAAGCACTGCAATCACTTGCGTCAAGCCTAGTGGTACTGTTAGTCAGCTTACTGATACTGCTAGTGGTATACACCCTCGTCATAATGAATACTATATACGAACGGTGCGGCAAGACAACAAAGACCCATTAACTTCCTTTATGAAAGAGTTTGGATTTCCTAATGAACCAGCGTTTGGTAAAGAGAATTCAACAACTGTATTTTCTTTTGGATGTAAGAGCCCTAAGGGAGCTGTTACTAGAAATGAACGTACAGCTATACAACAACTAGAACATTGGCTTGTGTACCAAGAGAATTGGTGTGAGCACAAACCATCTATTACCGCTTACGTTAGAGAACATGAGTGGATGAAAGTTGGGGCTTGGGTATATGACCACTTCGATGCTATAAGTGGAATATCTTTTTTACCTTACGATGGTGGAACTTACAAACAAGCACCATACACTGATTGCACTAAAGAAGAATATGAAGAAGCTGTTAGTAAGACACCTAAAGCTGATTGGTCATTCTTAGTTGAGGAAGATGACAATACAAGTAGTTCACAACAATTAGCTTGTACAGGCAATGCTTGTGAGATTTAATTAAGATGAGTCCTTACTACGAAGATTTGCAAATTGAACTATATTTTAATGCAGAAATATTTAGTGTAATAGCAAATCCTGATACACAATGGATAGATTATTATAGTTTCAATGCTTGTTTAATAGATAACAATATTTTAATTAAAGACAAATTTTATAATTGGTTACATAAAAAGCATCCCTTCAGAGCAGGCATTTTAAAAATGGAAGGTAAAACTATATATAATTGGCATAAAGATACTAATAGAGGTGTATGTATAAATACGGTACTTCCAACACCTCATACTTCCTTTACTTTTTTTAGAGAAACTGAACAACTAAATCATAGCTTAATTGAATTACAATACCATCCTGGAGGTAGATTTTTATTCAATAATCAAAAGGATCATATGGTTTTAAACTGTGGATCACCAAGATTTCTATTAACAATTGAATTTGTAGAAAATAAAAACCAATTAACTTATCAAGATCTACTAAAAGAAATACGAAAAGATTATATAGGAGGATAAACAGATGAATCCTGATAACGTAAAAGATCCTAAGCACTATTCAAGATGGAAAATAGAGCCTGTTCAATTTATGATTGAAAATGAGATACCTTATGCCGAAGGCAATGTAATAAAATATGTAATGAGATGGAAATACAAAGGGGGGTTAGAGGATTTACATAAAGCCCAAGAATATTTAAACATACTAATTAAGAGTGAGTTGGAGAATAGCAGTGAATAGCTACGTAATTAAAAGCACACATAGGTGGGAAAAATTTTATGAAATAATTGGAACTATTACTACAGTCGTTGGAGTATATCTCATATCAGAAGGATACTACGTACAAGGATTCTTAATAAATGGTTTCAGTGATATAGTGTGGGCTTGGTGGGCGTATCTTAAAAAGGCAAACTATTTAATAGCTTTGCAAATATTGCTATTCATTCTTATGATAAATGGGGTGTATAACAATCTATGACAACCCCTAAGAAATTTAAAAAATATCCCTTAGTATTAATAGAATGGTATGACCACGCTGGGGAAGGTGGTTGGGTTGAAATTAAGGATCTAGAAGATCCCCCCATACTCGCCAAAACTGTTGGGTGGTTAGTTAAAGAGGACAATTTAAGGTATCACGTTATGAATACCTTAACCAATGACGATGGACAGGGGGGTAACTCTGAAATACTTAAGGGGACTGTAAGATCTGCTAAGATTCTTAAAAAATCTTTTTAGCTACCAAGAACCAACTACGAATCCAAGAATAAAGTATCCAGCATACCAAATTATGGTAGGAAGCGATTGACAAAAATCAATTGCGTAATCTTTTATTTCATCAAATTTCATTTTATTACTCCTTTAGTTTATTCAGTATAATATCTTTTATCTTTTTTCTTTAATTTATAACCTAATTTTTTATCAACATCTACCCCTTTCTGAAAAGTTGGATGTTTTCTTCCTTTTAAAAGCATACCTGTTTTAGGATCTCTACTAGGCCAATGGTTATCTTTACCTGCGCTTAATCCTGATTCTCTGGCAGTTTGATAATCATATCCAGATCCTTCTGGATCAAATTTATTACTATAAGTTTTGTTAACACCAGTATTATTTGACATTAGTTTTTACCAATTTTTTTAACACGTTCGAAACTTCTCGCACCAGCTAATCCAAGCATACCTAATAACACAGGCATCATTGTACTTATATCAGCTTGAGGAACCATAATTCCAAATGGATCTGCTAATGGGCTAATTAAAAAGTTAACTGTAAATCCAGCTACACATACCCAAGCACATGCGGGACGCCATCCAGATTGAAACCAATTACCTTTTGCTTCTTCTTTGTTTACTTCTATTTGAGCCAATGCAACTTCGTGTGCTTGTCTCTCAGCTAGGGTTGCTATCTCGTGAGCTAACTTTTGTTTAGTGTCAGCATCAGGGATAAATTTATCCAGTATTGAGGCTACTGGTCCTATAAGTGCTTGTAACATTTCTAATCCTCTATAATTAAATCAAACTCATCTACGTCTTTTAAAATATTTATGAATTCCCTATACCCTCTTCCACTAGCAAGTACAGCAGCCTTGCCATTTAGCATACCGAATTCTTCAGCAATAAGTACACATCCCTGTGTGTTACGTTCACTATTCCCTTTGTGAAACAATATATGTGTTCTTCCTTCTACATCTAATATTTCAAATGTATCCCCAAATCTTGGAGACTTAACTCTCTTACAACTATAAGGCCCAGAAGGAATACAACTTATACCCTTTTTGTTATCTTCCCAAGAAGGCTCTAAAGTTACAGCAAATGGTGTATCTACATTTATTAATACACCGAATGTAGCATCTTCATTCTCAGCTACTCTCTTCAGTTTTAATTCCACGTGAAACCTCTAATTTCTTTTTTTCTAAGCTATAATTTACTTG